CATTTCGCATATTGTGCCAAGAGCCACAACTATTAGGTCACATGCTCCGTCTACAATACCAACCATGTCATCTTTCAACAAAGCCTGAACCATCTCTCCCGACTCCTCTATTATGAGAGAGGCTCTAAGATTAGCTCTATCGTTTGGTAAAAATCTTGGATAACGATATGTCGATAAACCACAAACGTTTTCATGGAACACCGTTATTTGTGCCTGTGCATTTGTCAAGCTCATTGTTTTTTCCTTTCCTCTGAACAGTTCACATTTGTAGATTGACATCTTTTACACTTATAAGATGGAATCCTTTCATATTGAGTGTGAAAACAGTCATAGCAGAAAGTGCTATGCATTAGGAACTTTTCCTTTTTCTCTCTTCCTTTCTCCGCTTTCTTAGGTCTCCTCTTTTCAAAATGCTTCTTACATGAGGAACAATCTCCAAGAAGAGGAATGTTCCCTGGCGTTACTCCATAATGAGGATTCTTTTTATATCGAATTGTTCCATTGTTACACAGTGTACATGGTTCCATTAAAACAATGTTCTGAGATACTTTTTCTTTATCCATTTTACTTCCCTTCTTTTTTGAGAGAAAAAGAGGAGCTGACTACGAGTCAGCTCCCTGTCTACAACCTGGCATCGACTCCAGGTTGATAAAGTCATTTAATCTCTCCTTTAAGAATTCTTTCTGTGAATGATTCGTTAACAACATTTCTCTCTATAGTATCTTGGACAAGTGTTATCAAATGACTCTTGCCACTGATAATCCTGTTCACTCTTCCACTTTGTTCAAGAGTATCGAGGCAATCATCAAGCTTGTTTGCATTCATTCTATGATGAACAATATTAAGAAGAGTCTTTCTTTCAATTCTCTTCTTAACTTCTATGATCTCCATCACATATCCAGTGTCAATCCCCGTGTCATCCGCCGCTATTGCGAGCATAACCTTTGGCATGAACTGTTCAGCGTTTTCAATAATGCCCGTCGCCGTTGCAATGTCTTGAACAGTTATTATCATATCATCTCTCAAGGACGCTGATACAATCATGCAAATCTTGAGAAGATTACTCGTCCTTTTATTCGCATATCCAGATAGATATTTGTTATCATGCATCTTGCTACTTGTCATAAACTTCTTGTACCCCTGCTCGAGTACTTTCCAGGAGTCTTCTGGTATCTTAAAACCTCCTCGCATCTTTGCAATGATGTTAAGATCATTTTGTATATCCTTTCCCAAGCTCTCTATAACTGGATCTCTCGGTGTTCTTAACACAAACTTGTCTGGATTCTCTTTGTAGACGAATATGATCCTTGCCGTAAATCCTCCTGAGATTGCCGAAAGACCAATGGCTTCTTTTACCCAGGCAATTGTTGATCCTGCAAGAAGAGATACACAGCTGTTTCTTATTGTCTCTTTCCCATGAGATCTTGTTTCATATGTAAACTCATCCTTTGAATCCCAAAGAACCGTGAGAAGCTCTGTCATTCCATTTCTCTCACTATTCTTATTTATAAGAGTGGCAAATTCATCTGCTATCAAGATACCTTCTGCACAAGCTCGAACAGTATTCTCCTCTTCATCAAGCTTTATTCCAGCAAGTGTTTGTATCAAAGCCTCTGGAGTACCTTTTTGCATGAACACTTGTACTCGAGGATTGATATTCCGAATAAAACTTTCCGCTATTCCTATCGACGTACTCTTCTTACACTTTCCACTTCCTGCTATGAAGACAATGAACAGGTTTGGATACACGGTGTAATGTCCCATGTCTATAAAGCAATCTCTTCCTAACGCCGTGGAAATCGTAGCAATTCCGGACCATAATGCATAGAGAACTGGAACCTCTGTCTTTCTCGTATAGTCAAGAAATGCTTTGAGGATTCCATCTTTAAGTCTCCTTGCCATTTTCTACATACTCCTTCATTGTTCCCCATGTTTCACCTACCTTTATTTCTACAGGGATAATAAGTGGAGGTCGTCCAGGACATAGCTGTAATGGGATCTTTGAACATTCTTTTATGAGAGATACAACTTCGTCCACCTTGTCAAGAGGAACTTCAAAGTCACCCTCGTCATGGACCTGAAGAACAATGTGAACATCTTTTGGAAGGAGTCTTTCGATCTTTATTAAGATAGCATTTGTCAAATCTCCAACAGTGCTTTGAGGCTCGAAGGCGTATGCAGATCTATATGTGGTCTCGTCAAGCCTTCCAAAGAAGAATCTTTTTCTTCCAAAACATGTCTTTAACATTCTTGAATCTCTCAACTCTTTCTCGACAGCTCTCCACCAGATCTTTAGTCCTGGAATCATTTTGTGTCTTTTTTCAAGAATCTTTCTTGCCATTCTGAGCGGGATTCCAACTCCTCCTTTGTACTTAAGCTCTTGTTTGATACTCCTTGACACGAGCACCTGTGGCCCTGCTCCGTAGTTTCCGCTATGGTTTCCAAGCTTTCCAACGTCTCGTTCTTCTTCTCCAACGTCTTCTCTTTTGCATTCAAAGATTCCTTCTGCTCCCCAAACGTGGATATCGAATGTAGGATCCTCATATCTCTCAACGAGAGTTCTGTCTCCATGTTTGGCGAGTAGTTCTGCGACAGCAAGAGCCTCAGCTTGGGAGAGATCGAACTTAACAAGGACAGTTCCTTTTGGAGTATGGTATAAATATCGAATACCCTCAGGGATATTTTGCAAATTTCCACCTGTTCCTCTTGCTGTAGAAGAAGATGAAAGCCTTCCCGTGTCAGTTCCGCTAACATCGAAAGACGTTCGCATAACTCCATCGGCGTCAAGTTTAGGGGTGAGGTAGGTTCCGACGAGTTTAGAGATTTTACGATATCTAAGTATCTCTTGTAAAACTTTGCTCTCCGGGTATTTCTGAACAAGCTTCTTGAGGGCCTCAGCGTCTGTTGTAAGAGATCCGCCTTTGTTAAACTGTTTTGGAAATTTTTGTTTCTCATAAAGAAGTTCCTTTAATTGTAGGGGAGAATCTATGTTTATTTCACGACCTGCGATTGCTGACACACGCTTTGTTATTTCGTCCATCTCTGCTTGATACTCTTCACTGAGCTTTTTTCCTTCCGCAACGTTGAAGAGAATTCCATGTTCAGACATTCGAGCAGTTACAAAAGCAAGAGGCATTATGTGCTCATGGAAGAAGTCATACATTTCAAGTTCTTTAAGCTCACTGTCGAGGGCATAGGAACAGTCAAGAGTAACCACGCAGTCCATAGCATTGTACTTGCTATAAGAAAGGTCGTCCTCAACAATCTTCTCACTCCAATAGTTTCCATAGTCTGTGTACATGGTTGTCATGAAGTTCAGAGACTTTGGAAACTCGAGATAGCATAGGTGATGAGCGTGCATTGTATCCATGTAGTGATTACAAAAACGCATTCCGAATTGTTTCTCGAGAATCGGTTGGTCAAACGCTACACTGTTCTGTCCTACCTTCTTGATTTCAGGGTCTTTGAATATTCGAGCAAGGAGATCGAGAACAGCAATCTCTTGAGTTGTTGAGAAATATGAAGTGTAACCTGTTCCTTTTGGAAATGCGACGATGTTCTTGGAAAGATCTGTAGAATTCTTCCTCGATACAGAGGCAGAGAATGGAATGGAGATTGCCTTTGTCTCTTTTCCATCTCGATACGCTATACCACAAAGGCGAATCATTTGTGTTTCATATGTAGTCTCAAGGTCAAAGGATATCCGTTCAGGCTTCTTTTCCAAAAGCTCTGTTAAAAATAACAAGGTCCTTCCAAAGGTAGGCATTAGCTCAAGGCTGAGGTTATCTGTGGGGTCATAGTACTCTGGATAAGAGCTTTCCTTAAAAGCTTTTCTAAGGTCCATCTCAGCTATGACCCTGTTCTCGTACATTCTAAGGATGCTCGCTGGATGAAACGTTGGAAGACACTTTATGTCATGGAAGAGACAAATGCTTCCTCTCCATTCTGTTATTCCGGGTTTGTTGAGGACAGCTCTCAAGGCTTCTTTGCCCAGGAGAATGACGATGTTGGGCCTGAGCCTTAGAATCTTTTCTCTAAGGTCCTGTTGATATTTTAACAGCTCCTCTTTTGCTTTTGTTCTCTTTTTGTCTTCATAAAAGATCGAGAAGTCATTATGAGGTGGTCTTGAATCCACAACGTTGGTCACATAGCATTTTGAGAAATCAATCCCTGCTTCGTAAAGCATCGCCTTTAGCATACCACCAGCTTTTCCAACGAATGGAATTCCTTGCTCTTCCTCTTGTGCTCCAGGAGCTTCTCCTACGAGCATTATCTTAGCATCAAGAGGTCCTATATCTTGCACAATTTTGCGAGGTCTCATGGACAACCTCCTTCTTTTCTCTTAGAATAGCATATCCATTGTCATCTTTCAAAGGAAGGATCTCAAAGATTCCTTGTTCACCATTCTTTAGCATTATAGCAGGGAAGAGCATTTCAAAGAAGTCTGGAATGCGAAATGTATGGAGAATGTCCCTATCGTCATTCAACAACTGCACAGACACTCTGTTCGGATGAATAATGAGCTTAGTCTTTATTTCCGTTCCAGGATGAAAGATGTATAGATGATTATATTCATTATGTTTATAAATCTTTATCTTCATTAGACAAGTACTCCAGTGCTTTTAGATAATTACCTTTATCAAGCTCGAATCCTATCCCATGTCGAAAAGACCCAAGAACTTGTTTGATCGTTTCACCGGAGCCGGTAAAGGGATCGAGAACGGATTCTCCTTTGCACGAAGATTGTTCGATGAATAAACGCAGGAGCTCGGGAGGTTTGTGATATGGGTGTCTCTTGAGACCTCGTTCAATCTGCTTGTAAGAGAGAAGGTTTCCTTTTGCGGTTCTAAGCTGTCTTTTTTCTCTTGGGGGTTTTTGCATGAACAGGATTGGCTCATAGGTTGGCTGGTAACCATAGCCTCGAAAAGGGGCCGTTGTGCATTCTTTGTACCAGATGAGTGGAACTGGATCAACAATGAATCCTGCGTTTGTTGCACAATCGAAAAGGAATCTATACCATTCGGAAGCGTAAAAGATATACGTGTGAGCTCCCTGTTGGAGAACTCGGAAGAGTTCTGGGAAGAGAGCTTTGTAGAGTTCTTGCATTGTTTCTTTATTGCTATTATCGCTTTCCTGAGAGAGGTCATTGTAAGATCCTTTCGCTTCATCTATCTTCTCCACCGCATATGGAGGATCTGTTATGATGAGGTTGATAGAGCTGTCTGGAATATCTTTTATAAGCGTCAAACAATTTCCATGTCGAAGATCAACGTCAGGAACACCACCAAGCTTTTCAAATTCCTCCTCTCTCTTTTTTCTTTCTTCAATCTGTTGAAGCTTCTTGAAAGCAATGCTCTTTGGCATCTTTTCAAGTTTCTTCTTTAGCTCCGGATCTTCTCTCATAGCCTTTGCAAGACGAATGTCGTTTGACACAGAGCAGATTGATTCATCGAGAGCTGTGGCAAGTTCTCGAACGCCCGGTTTTTGCACCTTTACGCCTGTTCCAAGAACTTCTCTTCTCTTGAGCTCATACTTTTCCTGCATTAGATTGTCGAGCTCAAGCTTCATGTCTACTATTTCGCTCCACGCAAGGTTTCTCCTTTGAATATTTTCTTCAAGCTCAAGTTCTTTGAGCTCGATATCCGAACATTCATCTCTAAGAACACATGGAACCTCTGGAATGCAAGCAAGAGTGCAGGCTCGTAATCGTCTGCCACCGGCTATTAGCTCATGAGAATACTTTGAATCTCCTTCAAGCTCTCTAACGACTATTGGTTGTATGATACCATACTTTTGTATACTCTCGATGAGCTCATCGAGATTTCCATAATCCTTTCTTCCTCTTTTTCCTTCTTTTATCTCTGTGAGCTTTAGCATCTTCATTGAATCGGCCTCCTTCTGGCGTTTCTCCCAAAGTCACCTGTTGGAATTATGATATCACACGCAGGGAAATACGCAAAGAGGATCTTTTCCTTTGGGATAAGAAGGATTGTCTTGGAGAACATGGGTTCCCTTTTCTTCGTTCTCTCGTCCATGAACGTTGTGTTTTCAGGAATCTCAAACTCCTCGAGCATTTGGTCAACGGTGTTATTGATCCTGTCATAGGATCTCGAGAATACAAAAAGGCTGTTCTCCATTCCCTCTGGTATATTCGTAGGATAAGCAACCTTTCCTATCCATAGCTTTCTGTTTTCATCAATGCAATAGAAGTCTGTGATGGGATATCTTCCAAGCATTGGTTTAAGCCTCGCCTCGTTCTTGGCCATTTTTGTTCTCCTTCTTTGTTGATGACGATAGTAAATAAAGAGCGGAGTCCTGTGGGCTAAGCAGGAACTCCGCTGTTAGGAAAGGAAGTGTTTTTAGAATGTCGACTGGTCTCCATTCTGAGACTCTTCATGCTTCGCGTCACTTTCATAGAGATAACGCTTCACCTTATGCTTCGGCTCTCCTTCGTAGATCTCCTGTGTTGTCTTCACAGTACAGGAAAGCTCGTAGCAATCGTCCATGTCAATTCCCTCGTCAATTTCTTCTTGTGTATAACCACAAGAACGAAGGAACTGAATGATCTTGAACTCGGACTTCTCTGTCATGACGAGATTGTCAAAAATCTTTGTTGTCTCTCCTGATTCAGGGTGAATTGTCTCAAGCTCGATCTCGAACATCTTAGCCCCAGTCGATGCTGTCACAAGCTTTGGACGAGTCGACACTGTGCATTCGTAGTTTCCAGGTTCAAGAACTGGAAAATTCTTTACACATTCTTCTTGCCTCTCTTTTGAGAATTGCACTTTAGCCATTGTTTTTCCTTTCAATCATTGTAACGTTACAAAACATTCTCTGGTTCATGTTTATACTCATAACCAACTTCTTTGAAAAGATCTCTGAGGCCATACTCTTTCATAGAAAACTTTTGAAGCTTACCACTTCTCGTCCTTGTCTCTCGAGCACTCGATGGTATCCAAGAAACTTCAAAGTCTGCGTGACCCTGTGACGGAGGTTTCTTGTTTATCTGTGTATACCATACTTCGTCGAACATGCACACAACTTCGTCACAAAGCTTGTTGCCTATCGTCTTTGGCTTCATGAAAATTGATCCCTCATCAATCTCAAAAGGCTGTTCATGTGTGCATACAAGAACAGGAATCGGAAGCGTCGTTACCAGGTGGAGCAGGTTCCTCATGTCATGTACCATGTCCCCCCAATGCTGAATTTTTGGTTTTGAGTTAATGCCTCCAGACATGGACATTATTTGTCTATAGCAAGAGATTCCCATTTGCGTGAGGCTATCGATACAGAGGCAATCATATTTCCATGTTCCTCCTCGACATTCCCTTCCTATCTTGAAGATCTTTTCCTTCATCTTTATCCACGCTTTTGCATATCGAGGATCATCGTCCACAAAAGTATCGAACTCAATATTGTGTCGATACTTTGTAAACTTGTCCACAAGGTTAAGAGCTGTTAGCATACCTCCATCAGTGTCAATCATATAACCTCCACTTGCCTGCGTCACAAGGCCCGTCTTTCCTGTTCCTGGAGGTCCATAGATTAGAATTTTTGGAGGACGTGTTTTTCTAAGATCCTGTACTCTCATCTTCTTTCCTTTCCACGTTTTCTTTTAGCCAATCTCGAAGGTCTGTTAGAGCCTCTTCGAGAGATACGCTGTTCATTATATCGTTGAAGTCTACGCCCTTGTAACATGTAAGATCAAAGATCTCTGCCAGGAGGGAGAACAAACGATCACTTTCTCTTTCATCTTCACAAGACATAATAAAGCTCCTTTGCTGCTCTTGTTATTGCAGTGTAACGCCATCTTGCACTCTCCCATAGCTTGGGACATTGCTCATCAATCACAAGAACCTTGTCCCATTCTGATCCTTGTGACTTGTGACAAGTTATGCAATAGCCATAGTCACAGAAGAGATATCTATCCGGCTTAGGAATCAAAGGAACCCATCGTTCCTTTCCATTCTGTGTAACCTTCTTTTTTCCTCTTGCCAAAAGTTTCTTGTTATTGAACTGAGCCTTCCAGAGGAGAACAGTGGTTTCGTTGTCGAGATCATCCTTTACCTTTACCTCAAGAGTCTCTTCTTTGTCTTCAAGGATTTCAGATACAGTGAGAATCTGTCCATTGAAGAAACCTTTTGACTGGTTGTTCATGAGACAGATTATCTTTTCTCCAGGAACAAGAAGACCATCATATCCGTAGAAGGATCTCATCTCATTGTTGGTTTCTATCCTTGTGTCGTTGTAGCCGCAAATGATGATATCCGCCTTATGCATCTTATCGTGAGAAAAAGATCCTCTCATGAGAATAACATCTTTCACATATCGATTTCGAGCAAAGGATTTGGGATTTTTCAACCTCACAGACGTCGCAAATTGAATGATCTCGCTTTTTTCTGCCTGTCGATGAATCTTATCAAGGACAATGTCTGCTTTTCTCATAAGCTTTGGATCATCTCCAACAGGTTCAAGTTGGCCACCGTCACCTACGAGTACGATTGGAAGACAAAAGGTTAGGATATCTTCCCATAGATCTTTACTTATCATGCTTGCTTCATCTATGAGGAAATAATCCCCTTCTACAGCATTTCTTAAATGATAAGTATTAGTATACTTACTATAGTTATAGATAGAAGAATGGATCGTGTTCGCATCAGAGACACCTTTTTGTCTCATTCTCAGGGCGGCCTTTCCTGTGAAAGCACATGGAAGAGCGTAGAGTTTCTTCTTCTCAAGCTCCTTTATGATCTCTTTCAAAACGGTGGTCTTTCCTGTTCCAGCATATCCAGATATGGAAAAGAAAGCATCGTCAAAATCTTCATCAAATTCACATACGAAAGAAACAGCTTTCTCCACTGCCTCTTTCTGCTGATCTGTTAGAATAAGAGTTCCATCAGGCATCGTTAACATCTCCTTTCAGGGCTTTTTCGTCAATTCCTTTTAAAGGATCAAAGTCTCTCTGTGTGTAAAACCTTGTGGCATCTTCCCAATTATCTGCATTACAAAGGGACATGTAAGGACATTGGTAACCATACATACCAAACTGTCCATAGGGAGCACAAGCGGATGGTTCACAGGGCCATGCCTTTTGTTCATTACACTTTTGAATGGCGATTGTCTTGGATGCAACCCATACGACGCCTCTCTTAAACCAGTTCTCTCGAACATAGCATGGATGTACAGCCGTTTCTGTATTCTTTTTCGAGACTCTCAAGAGCTCATACAAAATGCCTTTTTGCCTTGATCCATACAGAAGACTTCCTGCTATTGTGTAGATCATGGTCTGAGAACACATTTCGAGATTTCCTTGTGACCTTCCAGAAATCTCTGATGCCGTCTTGTAGTCAAGAGGCCAGATGTGAGATCCCCACTTTACAAACCTGTCTACTTTTCCATAAACAGGAAAGGCTCCACCAAAGTCGATGAGGAAAGGACTTTCTACGTCGCAGTACTTTTCTGTACTGTTGATAATGCCCTCTGGTGGATCAAGAGGTTCATATATAGGCGTGGATCTTCTTGCTTCATGAAAATCTGTAAGCATCGCCTCCGCTCTTTCTGGGTTTCTCTTGTCATCCCCTTCTCGATTCTCGGCATCCCAGAACTGTTTGAATATTTTCATAGCATCTGGAACGCTATCATATGCCTTGTAGATACAGGCGTGGATGCACTTACCAAAAATTAGAGGAAGATCCTTACTCTCTGGATTCGTGAGTCTGAGGATTTTTGAAAATAAGAAGTGTGCGGGACAACGTGAGAAGGAATCAAGACCTGTGGGGGAAACATACTTGATATCAAAAACTTCACTTGTTTTGATCATCGTAAACTCTCCTAAGCTTTTCCATTGTGATTCTTATGGTTCTGCTGACTGTCGAACATGAAACGTTTAGCTTTTTGGCAATTTCCTGTTGTTTCATGTTACGATAAAAGAGAAGGTAAATAATCTCACCTTCTTTTGGAGAGAGATCTGCACGACTCATCAATTCATCAAGTATTATTTTTTGCTCATCTGAATTAACGCACTCGTCAGGGCTTTCTCCATTTTCTATAAGATGCTCTCTTAACCTTCTTTCCTTTCTTAGAAAATCTATCAACGTTTGTCTAACAGCTGTGCTTACATGCTTAATGTCATCAACATTTTGAACCTTTCCAACAAAGGCAATGTTGAAGAGCTCATCCGCCTCATACCTCGGAAACCTTCTTGCAAAGATGTGGGACAAGCGTCGAATGATTGGACAAACGTCCTCGTATGGTAGCTTCATGCATGATCAATCCTTTCCATTTTCCAGGGCTTTTTCCAACATGGCTTGAATCTCAGGATCAAAGCCCTGAAGAATTTTTCTCTTCTTTCTTGCAACAGGAGCCTCTATGCTCTTTTTCGTGGATTTCCTGCCTTTGTTCTTTTTGCTCTTTGAGAATTCATTCTCTCGAATATCGTGGAGAATAAGAACGTGGTTGATCTTCTCTTCTTTTGTGAGGGCACTCCAACATGAGCTGGATGGACAAATAAGTTCGCTCGTTCTTCTTTTTTCGTGTGGAAAGTGCATGTAAAACTCCCTTCTTCTTGAGGTGACGGAAAACAAGAGCAAGGGTGGAGACAGGATGCTCGAGGTCTCCACCCTATGAACTCTTTTAAAAAGAAGAGAGATTCGTTATTCGCCAGCGTTGATCACGGTGTCGTGAATATCCTGTTGAAATTCCTCGAAAACAGATTCCAGGAAGTTCTCGAGTTCTGAGAAACTGCCGGTGATTGCAACCTCTTTGAGCTTGTCCAGAAGCTCTGTGTCACCCTGTGCGTTGAGGTGATTGATATAGGACTTAGCATACTCACGCCGCTTGCTCTTGCTTGCTGTGTCAGGCCGAGCTTCGGCCCTTGCCGCATTGCAAAGGTCCTGCTTGTACTGACGATTGGCAAGGGCCAGGAACTTTGTTTCTCCAGCTGCATTGTCACATGTACCATCTTCTTGTGAGCCGAGGAATTCAACAGCCTCCGCGATTGAATCAAACTGTTCGATATCGACTGTCGCAACAACTGCACCCTTGCTTTTTACCTCTTGTGTTTCAACTTTCATGTTTTTTCACTCCTGTTTCTTAGTTTGTAAAATTTTTACTTTTTGAAAAGTTCACCAGTATATACGATTTTAGGGGCAAAAAGTTTCAATAAATTTTTAGAAAATAACAAGATATTTTTTGTCGGGATATCAACGCTGTTAGAACTGTTAACAGCTTTTAGGACTTTGCAATGGATTCTTGAACAAAGTCATGAAGCTCGTCCTCAAAGAGGTTGAAGAAGAGTTCCTTGATCTGGTCCTCTGTCTCTCCTCGAACTTCCTCGTTTGTTGGAATCTTCAAAGCGTCGGAGCACTCATTGCATAGAACGTAAACTCCGAGATTAGCCGTTGCTGACGAGCTGTAGATAGTGTCTTTTGCATTTCGACAAGAACCGAAGCTCACCTTTGACCAACCAGGTTCAAGAGTGAGATTTCCATATGTCCCATTCATGGAAACAGAGAATCCTTTTCCAACTTTTCCACATTTGTCACAAATAACATTAGCCTTCATTTGTCACATCCTTTCTCGGAGATTTTTCTCCATATCTTTCTGTTAGAATAACGTCATCGTTCATAAACTTGCCTGTTTCTTCATAGACCTTGATCGTGAGATCATCATTCCTCGCCGATAGATCTCTTATCTTTCTCCTATCATGTTCCAAGAGGCTCTTGTTGATAAAGGACACAAGAGCTTTTTCATTTGTAAAGTGGGAGCAAACGTCCTCGAGACTCTCAAATTGTCGAAAGTTGATTACTCGATGACGATCTTCATTCGGGAACTTCATTCTTTTTGGTAGGAAGAACATCTTTTTCTACCCCTCCTTTTTTATCTTTCTTGACGTTAGTGTTAGCAGGCTCGTAGGAACTCCTGTGACATAGGAATAAGCGTCTCGAATGTCGTAAATCTTAACCTTATCCCTCTTGTCGATCTTTCCAGCTATCGTGAGAATGTCAACGATGGTTTCCCATGTTACGATTTCTTTCGACGGTGCTTGTGATATCTTTGCATCCATTTTTTGTCTCCTATTCTTGTTTTTCTGTTGTCTTCCTTTCAGCAACTCAAAGAAGATCTCTAATAGCATCTTCGTCACTACTCTTTTCATCTCCACAAAGTTCTTTCAGATCCTTTATGATCTTTTCCTCTTTTTTCTTGACGGCTTCCATGAGCACAGGGGTACTCTTCACAATGTTTTCCAGGGTGAAGAAAGATTGTTTATATCCTTCGTATCTTTTCCCAAGACGTAAGCTTTCTTTGTCAGGAACGTCTTCCGCTGGGATCATGTAGACGATCATAGCGTAACTGTTGATGGCCATGAGAACGTCAAAATCACGGAGTGCCATCTTTCCACTACTCTGTGTTCTAAGAGTTATGATAGGATCATTCTCGTTGACAGATAGAACAACGATCTTGTACAAAGTGCCATCTTTTATGGCTATGATGTCGTGTCCCACTTTCTTCACGCATGGGATGTAAGGAACATAGCCCTGTTTCATGAGAAGAAACGTTGCGAGAGTAACTGACATCTCTTTCTTGGAGGAAATGACCTTTATCTCTTGATTATTTTCAAGCTCTGACATTGTTATGTGTTCTCCTGTCTTGTTTCTTTGAAATCATTCTCTGACACTACGATCTCATATTGCAAAGGAGGAAGTTGAAGAATTCTATCAAGAACTCCATCTCTTAAAGCTTTGCCTTGTCCAAGTTCGTCCTTTATCATCAGTGCTACAGCTTCGACAATATCCTTCGTGGAGAAGGTAATCTTATGTGCTTTTTGTACAACAACCATGTTTCAAACTCCTTTCTTGAGATTTGTAAGAATGACAACTGCTCTTATGCACAGGACATACATTATCAGAGACAAGATAGCGAGGAAAAAGAGACCTCGATAGCATGAGAGAATGAAGATATCCGCGTGGAGGAACGACGCTATCGTGAAGAGAGAATAAAAGAGAGGTAGGCAAAGGTCAAGGTGCTTACGATTCATCGTCAAGGTCTCCTTCCTCTTCTTCTGGGAGGTTCTCTACCTCTATGAATATATTTTGCATAAATTCAGAAAGTAGCCTGAGATTGTTGAACCTCAGAATCTTTGCACTGTCTCCATAGACGATCTTAAGAGCAAGATTCTTTCCATACATTATCAGATGGAAAGAAGCAAGGATTTTTATCTTATTCTCTTTCTTTTTCATCTTGTTCTCCTATCTTCTGAGCTTCTTGTCTCAAGTACGCATCAAGGATGAATCGTTGTATCCAGTAACTATCGCTGGGATGACTCCTGTAAAAGGAGGGCCATAGACCAGCAGCTTTCTTGGCAGCGTCACAGAGCTCTGAACAGTACCATTTTTTCTTGTTTTCGTTGATAAAGGATAGCTTGAAGCCTATGACACCAGCCCAATCGTACTTTAGACCTATTCGTTGGATGCAAAAGGTTAGCATTTCAACGGCCTGTTCCATTGTACAAGGGATGGAAACAACATCCCAGTTCTCTGGATTCTTGTAAACTTCATAAGCCTTTTTCGCACGAACTCCACCATCACGTTCTGAGGATGAGATACAGATGGGAAAGGCTGTTAGAATGTTCTTGCAAACCTTATCACTTAGATGAAGGGTTTTAATATTCCAAAACTCTCCTGATTCAACGTCCATCTTGAAACGAGAAAGAACCTCCTCTTTGAACAACAGCTCCTCATGAGAATGCCCACCCCTTGCATGGTGTGCTATCACATATCCCCAAAAGCCTTTTTGAAAGAGAGGAAAGCGAAACTTTTCACCGTTGCTCTTGTAATACATCGCCTTTACAAGGTCGGTCCTGATTTTTTTGTCATCATTTGTGCTCATCATTAAAAGTTCCTTTCTTCTTAAAAAGGTCATCTATGTCACAAAATCCATGTCTCTGTAGCAAGAGCTCCGCACACTTGTCCGGAGTCTCTCTTTTGTTAAAGCTATTTTTGATCAATCTAAAAGTTCCATCTCCCTCTGGGTCCTCTTTTTCAAGAATGGAGAGTATTTCATCACAATCCTGCTTTGCGAGAGTAGCGGCATTTCCTATGACAAGGAGCGTGTAACAAGCAGGAACAACATTGAGACCTCGTTCAAGCATCTCAAACATTGTCACGAGAAGATTAACGACATTTTCATCTGATAATCCAAGATCAAGGAGAACCAGCGTTGTGATGACAATATTCTTCTCACACCATTTGTTCTTGTATCGGGGCTCTTTGTCAAGGGCTCCAAAGATTCCAAGTGCTTTCTTTAACATGTTTCTATCCTTTCTTTTTCCTTGTCGTTTGTTGACATTCGCTGTATATCCTTTGGCCATAGCGTCTTCTCTCGTGGAGAAACGTTCCAAGAGAACTTGCGATAGTAAGCAGGGTCTTTGAAGAGAAGAAGAGCTTTGTAGGCGTCGTGGAAACGCTTGTCTCCAAGCCACCAGGGTTGTCCCTCGATAACATCTTCTTGACACAAACGGTCAAGATAGTCAACGAAGTATGCATAAAGGGAATCGCGATATCCACGTTTACGCCACTCGAGACAGATGACACAAGCGTAGGCACATAAAAGGCGACGATGAGGAAGCCACATTTGTGTACAGGGGTGATTATACCACGCCGCACCTTTTCCTCTTTCGATGGCGAGGAGGATCTGCTTACACTCTACACGTTGTTTTCCAAGCCTACGATTGTCGAGCACCTGAGCGGAGGCGACAAAAGACCGGTAAGGGAGGAATGTTTGCATGTTAGAATACTCCTTATTGTTCTCTCTTGTTATTTGTATTCACTCTTAATAGCAATGTCAATGATTTCCTGTGAAATCTCATCAAGCATTTCGAGCAACGCAACGTCTGCAGGTTTTCCACAAGGAGTAATTCTCACAAGAATATCGAAACCATCTTTGTGAGTGATATATTGTGCGGCTTCTCCCGTGGATAGCTGTTCACATGTTATTTGACAGTCGTTCCTTTTCAGTAAGGTAATCTTATCCTTGTAGTGTTCTGGGATACTGTGACTATACGTCACTGGACGTCCGTACGGTCTTTGATATTGTGTAATTTGTATTTTTATCTTGTTCTCAGACATTGTCTGTATCCTTTCTCTAAAACATGTTAGAATACTCCTTATTCCTGTTAAGAATGTTAACAGCTTTTTGTTGTCAAGAACGTCTCACAAGAAGATTCCATTGTGATTCTCAAGCATTGTAATAATTTGTTCGAAGAGGTAGTTCTCGAACTCTCGAGTCTCATCGTTGTAATTAGATTCCAGATGAGCATGTTCTTCAAGAATTATGCGAGCAACCACTCTAATGCCCTTTGACAAAGCTTTTTCGGACAAGAGAATTTTTCCATCTTTTGCTCTTCCAAGAACATTTTTACTGGAAAAAGTCACCACTTCTATTGGAGCAGTGATATTAATTTTTACCTCTTTAAAGAAAGAAAGAGCCTTGTCTATTCGATACTGATCTGCTGGAGAAATCTCTCTGCGAATCCAAGCTTGATCTCCAGAAACAAAAGAACCGGCGTGGTTTAACTCTGGAAATCGAAGTTGCAGAGTTCGAGCAAGATCACTGTCAAAAATAAGTGACTTTGAATCACTTTGTTCCTTCAAAAACAATCCAGAAACGTTTATTGGAATGATAAATCTATCCTCGAGAACATTTTTCCACTCAAGAGTAAAAGGAACATTAACACAATCCCAATGAAACTGTCGTTCTTTACAGAATGGCTTTCTTTCGTCCATGAGGTCAATCAAACCTCTCAATAAAACTTCGTTGTCGCATGACATCCATAACTTTGCTCCATAGCACATGACGTTGAACTCATTAGCGATACGAGATTCGTCAATGGGTATGTCGTTGAAATCGTAGTCATATAAGCTTTGACTCATATTTTCATAACATCTCACTCCCTTGCGATAAATGATCGGTTTCTTGCCAACTCTGTTGTAAACACGTCCATGTACGTTCTCATAAACAGGAACTCTGTTGAAAGAAACATATTCATCCCATTTTTTGTGAAACTCAAGAACAGGGCCCTCAAGGTCAATGTAAAAGGAGGTTGTTTCATCTGGTTCTATCTGTTCACAAGTGGAAAACGACGCTCCATCTTCATCAAGAGCGTTGCAAACGATCTCTCGAAGAGCCATCCAGGGCTTCCAAGTGGGTCCCAGGTCTGTTGTCAAAGATGTTTCCTTTCCATTGATACAAATGACAGAAAGTTCTTCTTCTCGAAAGGATACTTTTTTGGTGGAGAAAATAACTTCAGTTTTTCCAGAAAACACGCGAAATTTGATGTTGTTTCTCAAGAGAGTGGCAATAGCGTACTTTAGACCAGAACCAAAGAATCCAATCTTGGTATTGTCTCCTCTCTTTGATGAAGCACCTATAAGGTGAAATGCCGCTTCATCAATGGTGCAACTGTTTGAGATTTTGAGATATTTCATTTTTGTTCGTCCTTTCCATTTTTTCTCAAGAACATCAACGCTATGAGGGCCAGTTCTTGTCTTGTCTCCTTTGATAATGTTCATCTTCATCGAACTCATCATCCTCTATTTCACCTGTTCTTATGAACATCATAATGCAACCAATGAGCGAGGCTCCGAGAAGAAGAAAAGCGAGAGTGGTTTTTGTTATCGTTGCTAACATGTTGTCTCCTTTCTTTCGGATTTTTTCAAAAAGTTCAAAAACGTTTCACGCCCAAGAAACAGGGACACAGGTCACTTTTTCCTCGAGACACTCGTAAACGCCACTCTTCGTGGAGATGTTCCTCGCGACAGGGACCTGTGCATAGGCCGCCACAAGAGCATTTGTCTTTTGTCCCTGACGTTGTCCTTGTTCTCTCTTTTCTACTCTTTTTCATTTGTTTCTCCATTCAGCAAGCTTTTTATCAATTCTCTTCTCTACGCTCTTTCTTCCCTGTTTGAAGAGAGAACACCACATCGTTGCGTAAACTGGTTCTCTCAGAACAGGGCACCATCCATCATTTACTAATGGACTTTTTCTTGGCTCATAGTTCTTACATCTTTTGCATCGACGATTTCCTCTTATTCCAAGTAAAAGATCAATGTTTGGCCAGAGCTCTTTGATATCGTCTATGGTGTATAGACAAGGATGCATCTCAAGAAGATCACACAATCTTCCTCTATGCAAAGATTCTGGATGTTGATCAATGATCTTGTCCAAAATCCAAAGAGCCCATGATTCAATCACGCATTTTTCCCAGAGATCCTGTGAAGTCATGGCCTCTGACTCTTTGCACCAGAGAAAGCCAGGTATGCAGGCTTCAGAATCTTCTAAAAATTTAAGAACGTCTTTCTTTTTCATGGTTTTTCAGGAGCTCCTTTCTCTTGTGCTTTTGAAAAATACCGACACCAGTAATTGGGTCCGACTCTGTAGCTTTTCCAACAAGGAATTCTGTGTTCGCTAAGACAAGATCCCATTGTTCCATCAAAGAACTTAAACAGTTCACAATTGATGCACTTTCTCGCTCTTTTTGCTTTTATGAGAGAATCAACGGAAGGCCATTGTTTTCTGATGTCATTAGCTTTTGTAGATCTATGTATAAAACTTGTCAAGTGACTTCTATCCTCAGATTTGTTATTATGTTCTATCAAACGCGAAGCAAACCATATGAGCCATAGAACATTGTCACATTCTTCCCATAACTCTTGAGCACTTTTGGATTGTGAATCTTCACACCATTCTATTGACTCCGAGCAAGCGTTGAGGTCTTTCAATAATGCTATTAGTTCTTCTTTGTTCTCTTTTTCTTTAACGACTGTCTACAATCGTCACAAATGTTCAAGAATTTCTCTCGAGATCACCGTTCCAGAAGATTCCCACCTTGTGATTGTTATCATGTATTCAGGTTCCTCAAAGCGAGAAGATAGCTCATCAAAAGCTTTTCGAGCATAAAAGGGAAGATCAAACTCGCATGCGAAAAGATGACAATAACGAGTTTTTCCGTCGGCACATAGAGATTTCTTAGACACGTTTAGCCTTATCATTTTTCAAAAGCCTCTCTTTCTTTTCTCTAACGTTAAACGAAACGGTCACGTACCATTTTACGAAAGTGACAAAGTTCATCTGCAAGATCTCTCCAGGACATCCAGCGACCTGTCTCATTCCCTTCTGGCCAAAGAGCTTTCATGATATCCTTTCTTTCATGTGGACCAAAATAACGAGAAAGAGACAAGCACTCAAGCTCTATTGGGATCAAGGGACGACGAAGATAGTTTTCCATCTCCTCTTTTGTTCCACTCCAATGACCAGAAGGTTTTCCATATATATCGTCATCGTCGTCGGCATAACAACAGTATGGAACGTTCGCGACTTCAAGAGACAGGGCTGTTTCTATTAGGTCATCTATTTTCATTTTTTCCTCTCTTTCTTTAACGTTTAACGATCAATGAAACGATCACAAACGTAAGAGAATAACTCTTTTGTCCTCTGGAATCATTCCAAGGATCTCCTCAAAAGTAGGAGCCCTCGCGTCCTCAAAGAGCTCTTTCTTGATTCCATCCATGTTTAGGCCAAATTCATGTGTGAACACTGGACGGCCGAGCGTGTTCTCAACAGCCTCGTGGAAAATGTCAAAAGGCATGCAAAGACGCTTTTGTACAGCCTGAAACTCTGCTCTTTGTCGAAGAGACATGTTGAGCCATAGACGATCTTCTGCAAACTTAATGGCCTGTTCTTTTGTTAACTGTTTCATTCTTACACACTCCAATCTTTCATCTTTTGTCTATATTCCTCTTTCGTCAACTGCACGTCAAATATCATGAATTGCTTATCTCTTTGATTATTACAACCGAAGCAGTCTGAACAACGAAAACAATTTATACAATCAACACAACGATTGCAGGCGTTACAACAGAGACAGTTAATGCAATCCAGACATCCGTAACACTGCTTACAGTTCTTACATCTATCACATAGAAAACATTCAGGGACGTCGAGCTCAATTCTGTGTTCCAACATCTCTGATTCCGTCATTTTCAAAACGGCTTGTTTGTTCATGGTAAAAAGCCTCTCTTTCTTTTTTTCAAAGCTCATGAAATCGAATTACAACCGCCTGGACAATTCGCCCATCCATTACAACCCAATTCAGAGACATGGATATAGCAACCAACCACTCCATTAATGTTATGGTTCACTGTTGCCTTCCATCCCTTTTTGAGAAGCTGATATAGTTCTTCCTCAGTTATCCTTTGCTCTTCTTTCCTGTGACAGCCTTCAAGACTGTTAAGGCCCTGACAGGTAATCTTTTCAATGTACATTTTAGCACTCCTTTCTCTTTCTTTTGTCTGTATGCATGTTGATACGTGATAAATGAAAAACGAGAAACACGAAAAAAAACAAGTACCCATAACCTATACGATATAAAGAACAAAAAGTTCGAATAAAAAAAGAAAAAATAGTAAAAAATTTTTCGGGTGTCGAGAAAAGGGACATCTTGACAAGGGACATGAGAGAAAAGGGACAGGCACACAGACAACAAACGATATGTAACCTAAGACTACGAAAGTGGTTTCAGATAGGCAAAAAAGGGAAAAAGAGAAAAATTGTCTTGTTTATTGATGATTGTAAAGATGTTCTTTTTGTATATAACTATATATTATATATATATAATAAAAATATATAAAAAATATCCAGAATATTGACATGAGCGAAAATTTTTGCATCCTCACAAAAGAAGACAAAAAAGGTCTTTTTCCCCTTTTGGAAATCGAGGCTATCTGAAACCGATAGTGTAGTCGTAGGTTACACAGGATAACAAGGGGGAGGAAAGAACAAGGAAAAAGGCCCTGCTCGCCGTAACGAAACAGGGCCTTTTTGTGTCAAGAAACAAACAACAAACTACAACAAGCTTGTCATCTTTTCCACAAGTTCTTCCGCCGTAAGCTCTCCCGCCGCAAACGCTGCTTTCAACGTCTCGGCTTTCGAGAGTTTAACGGCCCGACGCTGTTGCGAGGCACTTTCGACTGGAGCTGACAAAAGGACCCTGGCCTTGTTTTGAAAAAGCCTGGCAATATCCGCCTGAACTTTCTCAAGAACGTTGGCATCTTTCGCAAGAACAGCGTAAACCCTTTCTGCCTGTTCAAGCGTTTCAGGCTTAGGGCAATGGTTGTTTACAAGGAAAAGACCATTTTGACGAACACCGTCTTTTTCCTTGTGATAAGCAGGTCGAAGTTCATCCGCCTTCAAAGCGTCGAAGCCGAGTTTCCTGCACGTCGCGTCGGATATCGAAAACTCCGTCGCCGTCAAGGGAATGTCTTCATCAAAGACAAGGGCAAAAGACCTTGCGGCTTTGATCCTTTCCACTACCTGTTCCTGTGTCAGCTTTGTTTCCTTGTTTTCGTTCTTTGTGTTCGTGTTCAAAGTTTCCATGATTCTACCTTTCAAAAAGTTTTTTCTTTTGTTCTTGTTCTCTTTACAACATACGAAAAAGGAAACGATTCTTTATTCACTTGTAAAATAGCCTTCTACCATGTATACGAACGTTCAAGAAAAAATGTTCGTAAGAAAAAGAAAAACAATAAGAAAAAATAAAAAACTTTTTTGCTTGTATTCCGAACAGCCTGCGAACAGGACGATCCTTGTCTTTTTCTCTCGATTGTCGACAAAACCTCTAATAATTGTCGGCATCCCCCACGGGGGCCTCGCGACGGGGGAGAATGACCTCCCATATTTCTTATCATTTTCAAATATACCCCTTAAAAAGGATAGCCTTTGTCTTTTTTCATTTTGTGTAAAATTTATTTGTCGCTATATCGTATATGTTTATGGTTCTTTGTCGCTTGTCGTTCATCGGTTGTCGCCCTGTCGTTCTTGTGAAAACAAAAGGATGCTTACCTTGTCAAACAATGCTGTTAACAATACTAACACCTTTTCTTTGCGTTTATTCGTGGAGATCCTTTCCATCCTTGCCGTTTTCGCCACAATCGCGGGAGCTTGGTCGGTAAACGGTTATCGGATATCAGAGCTCGAGAAGCGAGTGTGTGATCTTATCTCTGTCTATGATTCATCTGCGATGCGAATGTCCTCTCTTGACCTTCAACAGGTTCAATATGCAAAGGAACTTGAGCAGATATCCAAGACGCTTGAGGAGACAAGGGGGGATGTCAAGGAGATAAAGAACAATGTCGTTGATATAAAAATAGAGCTGTCGAAGAGATCTGCCATGCCCTCTGTTATCCTGGCTGACGTGCCAGAAAAGGAGCCTTTGAAATGAAACCCTGTGAGCGTTTTTTCGTTGTCTTTTTATGTTTCTATGCCCTTGCCGTTTTCGTTTGCTTAATAACTCCAGGCCCGGAGAACACTGTAAACGCCGAGGAGCTTGAGACCCTTATTTCTCCCTTCTTCGTTCTTGACTCCACAACATCGACAGGCACAGAGCCGACCGCTCTTGCCGTTGGAGAAAGAACGCTTCTCACCGTTGAAGCGGCTATTGAGGCCGCCTCGAGTGGAGATGATGAGATTTCCATTTGCCGAGACATTGTTGCAACCAGAGCGATTACGAAGGCAAATGTTCTAAAGCTCCGGGTTCTTGGCTCTGGAAGTGACAGTGACGATATCGTTTATGAACTATACACTGGAACTCTTGGAAACGACAACGATTGCTCTCTTGTTCATCTTGGAACATTGACATGCATTCTCGGAACCCAGGTTTCTCATCTTACAGGATACAACTTCTGTGATTCAATCTCTTATACTCCCACGAGGACTGGAGATATTTACATAGAGAGATCCCCAGGAAGTACCTCAAATGAGGTTGCTGAGCTCTATATAGACCTTGAGGGAGCAGACACAATCGTTGCTCTCTGTTCAACAGCTGATTGTGATGCAAAGCTAATAGGTAAATTTTTCTAAGATCGAGAGGAAAAGATGCCTAACGAACTTCTCGAAAAGATAATGCCGAGACACCATCAGATCCTCGACCTTGCAGTAATGGGCTGGGATCGACAGGAAATCGCTCGCGAATGTGGTTTGGCTCCATCAACGGTTTCTCGTGTTCTCGCTCAGCCGAGGATACAACATATGCTTGCCGTCAGGAAGAAAAAGCTGCAAGAGCAAACGGACTGTATGGCGGAAATTGTGGATAGAGATTGTCTTGAAACCGCCCGACGAATGCTCGACGAAGCATCAGAACTTGCCTCTGGCATCCTTGTTGAACAGCTTCTATGCGGAGATTCCAAAGAACGGGCGAAGGCGGCCAATGACATCCTCGACCGCGTCGGCATAGCCCGCGTTACGAAGAACGAGAATAGGAATAAAACGAGTGTTCTCATGGTAGACGCTGAAACCGCTGAACGTATCATGAAAACGCGTGAACTTGACGTTGATGAAAAAGAGTGTGCATAACGTTTGACGCGTTCCTGTTAACACTCTTAACATGAAATACGAGCTGTAGGACGATCATAAGCGGAATTCAGGGGCCGCAAAATGGAGCAAGCGTCCTACAGCTTTTTATAACTTGCGTACTTCCGCCCTTGCTCCAACCCCTGCACTGCGTACCAGTCGAATGGAGTTTGCACGTTGTCAGATGAAAAAGTAAAATTTGATGATTCTCTTCTAAAGGAATGGGCTCTTAGAGGAAAAAAGAGCCTGTTCTTCCTCTCAAGAGCCATTCTCGGATATGACAAGATAACGAGAAAGATACATCGACCCCTTTGCAAAATGCTTCAAAATCTGCAAAAAGAATCAAAAAGAGGTCTTGTGATGCTTCCACGCGACTGGTATAAGACGACGATTGCCTCTATATCATATCCAATATGGCTTGCTATCAACAATCCAGAGGTAAAGATTCTCCTGGTTCAGAACACATATGCAAATGCTGTTAAGAAGCTTGGAGCTATCAAGAAGATCTTTGAAGAGAATGAGCTCTTTCGTGCTTGCTATCCTGATATCATACCAGACAATGCGTGCACGTGGCAAAAAGATTCTCTCTGTATAAAGAGGAAGAAAGCTTATGCTGAAAGCACTTTTGAAGCAGCTGGTACTAATACAAACGTTGTTTCTCGTCACTATGACGTTATCATTGAAGATGACACTGTTGCTCCTGAGTTTGACCACATGACTGGTATCATGATGCAGCCAACAAGAGCTCAGGTGGAGAAGGCGATAGGTTGGCATAAGCTTGCGACGCCTCTGCTCGTTGAACCTGCGGAGAGCATTATTCTTGTAGTAGGTACTCGATGGGTTGAAGATGATCTTCTTGAATGGATAATGAAAAATGAGAAGCATTATACCATCATGCAAAGGGCTGTTAGAGAAGGAGCTGATGGTCTCCCTGATCCAAATGGTACTATCACTTGGCCTGAGACTGATGACGGAAGACCCAAGTTCAATGAAGAGGTTCTTGATCAACTACAAGCAGCTCTTGGTCCTTACATGTTTGCAACCCTTTATCTAAACTGTCCTACAGCGGCGGCAAATATGCTATTCCATCCAACGTGGATAACGTATTACAACAACGTTAACATGAGCGATCTTCTATGCTTTACCTCAATGGACTTGGCAAGTGCTGATGAGCACAGCTCTTCCGACCCTGATTACACGACCATCTTGACATGTGGCATAAATCCCAACAACTGTCTCATCTACGTTCTTGACTACGACAGAGGAAGGTATAATCCGGGTGAACAGGTTGAACTATTATTTGAGCATTTTCGTAAGTACAACTTCCTAAACTCTCGAGTAGAAGCCATTGGATATCAAAGAACACTTGCATACTGGCTCAATCAGCGAATGGAAAAGCTTGGAGTATTCTTTCCTGTTGAAGAGATAAGAAGTCATTCTGCTTCTAAAGAGGCTCGCATTCGAGGTCTTCAACCCTATTTCATGGCAAGGAGAATATTCATTCGCGAGGAGATGAACGAACTTGAGAATGAACTCATCAACTTTCCTTATGGAAGACATGATGATTTGATCGACGCTCTTTCTATGCAGATACCTGATTGGGCAACTACAGCAAGAGAAAACTATTCTGACGACAGAAAGAAAGAAGATTATCTTAAAGATTTTACAGCAAGCAGTCTTTTGTATTCTATTCAGAAAGAGCAGCAAAAAGGGCCTCCAAGCAAGTTTGACTCTTTTGGTTTAACAGGTCTCGCTGATCGTGGAGTTGTAAGAACTAAGAACAGAATGACTTTCACCAGAAACGTATTCGTGAACTAATATGAAAAAAAGAGATCGAAACACTGTAAACTTTTGGTTGGACGAGCTCGAGGCTGCTCTCGACTATCGAGAGGCTTATGCTTATGAAAAGCACTGGGCAGATCTTGAGAACTGTTTCTATAATGATCCGAGCTCTAACACGTCTGTTGGTCCAAACCTTATCTACAGTGAGGGGGATACTCTTCTTGCTGGAACATGGGTTTCCAGGGCTGAGATTCTTCTTGATCCGGATGATTATATGAGTGTTCCAAGTGCTCCTGTTGCAGAGCGAGTGATAAACAGACTTATAAAACCAGGTCGAATGGGTTTGAACGATGTTGTATTTCATTCTCAAATAAATAATTATCTCAATGGAAAAGCTATCATAAAGCTTGGATACGATAGTGAGTTTGGATGGAGTCCTTCTTGGGACATGGGATCGTTACAATACCCATCTGGAATTTCACAGACGCAGTTTGATAAAAAGGGAAATCGGATCGAGTTCTTGAACACTGTTCCTGGGATGCCATGGTGCACTGCCGTGTCTCCGCATGATTTTCTTGTTCCCTGGGGAACAGGTCCTAATATTGACAACGCTGAATGGGTTGCTCACAGGGTTATCAGAGAAACAGGTCATATATTAGCTGATCCAAAGTACAAGAATACCTCGAGGCTTGAGCCTCAGATGTCAATGCGAGACTATGTGTCCTCCTATCTTACGATGGGCTCGAGATCTTATAGAACAAGACCAAGTATTAGTACAAGAAGTCGATTTAATTCAACAGGAGATCTTTTATATAATGAGCTTTGGGAGATCTATGATAGAAGGGATAACACTATCAAGGTCGTTTGCTTCACGCACGACAAGTTCTTGCGAAATGATCCAAATGTTCTAATGCAGTGTATAGGTGGATTTCCTTTTATAGCTGCATCCTTTGTATACTCCGCTCGACACTTTTGGACTCCTCCTCTTGCATTTTATCTCTATGGCCATCAACAGGATTCATATGATACCTTTGTTCAGATAGGAAAGCAGCGTCGATTAAACGTTCTTAAGTTTATCATGCAAGATGGAATGATGACAGATGATGAGCTTTCAAAGATCTTCTCTGGCGACGTTGGAGCTGTTGCTAAGAGTAAGAAGATGAACAAAAGCCTTCGAGATGCTTTTGTCCCGATACCTACCGGGCAAAACTATGATCTCATAAACGAGGTCGAGGTAATAAGAAGAAACACAAGAGATATAATGGGATTCTCTCGTAATCAAATGGGTGAGTATGATACAAGCTCTCGAAGGACAGCATACGAAGCTCATCGCGTCTTTGAAGGAACTGAAACTCGAGCTGTTGCTAAGGATAAATGTACTCTTCATCTATACACAGAGTCAAGTAGAAAAACCTTGTCCATCGTAGGTCGACTATGGACAACGCCGAGGCCCGTGTGTATGGGGAATGAGTGGAAGATGTTTACTGGATCAGATATCATAGGAAAGTATCTTTATTCTGCATGTTTAACACAAAAACCTCTTCTTACGAGAATGGATCGCAAGAAGCTTGCAATGCAGGACATTGCTTTTCTTGCTCAGTTTCCTGGAGCGAACATGCAAAGAATGGAAGAACATATTCTTATTGCTGCCAATGACCCATCCTATTCTGGATTTTTCACTGGCGTAAATGATCCTAATATACTATCTTCACTCCAACCGGCTGGTGGAGGTGCTGGCTCGACGCCTCCTCAGCCTGGTCTTGGAGGCGGAGGTGGAAGAGAACAGGGAGACCGATACCTTGCCGGTGTATGACCTATATTGTGAAAAGTGTGGGAATGAAAAGAAGGACGTCTTTTTCCGCAGACGGAATGAAGCTATTATATGTTGTGGAGAAGAGATGAAGCATCGTCCATGTTGTGGAGTGATTCTTGGATTTCCGGTTGAGGGCCTCACGCTTAAGAACGTCGAACTAAACCCTGTTCATTTTAAAACAAGGAGTGAACTTGTGAAATACAAGAACAAGAATAACCTTGAACTTGGAGCTTTACCAAATGATTGAAAAACAAAAAGAAATGCTCCGCGTTACTGTGTCACCGGAAGGACTGTTCAATGTATCTTTTTCAACTCAGCCAATAGTGACAGCATCTATTTTGAGAAAGATCATTAGACAGATAAGTATTCAATATCGAGTGCACAGTCGAAAACGAGCCATGGAAAACAGGAGAAATGAAGATGCCAGAATTAGAGAAAAACAAACAAGATCAGAAGAAAACTCCGGAACAGTCTCCGAGGGAACTGGAGCTGCTGGAACAACTCAAGCAGAAGGACCTGCTGCTTCAGCAACTGGAGAAGGACGAGAACGTGAGATTAGCAGTGAAAGCAAGCATGGACGGAAAGAAGGTAGTGTTTCAAGACGAATCGAAGGAATCGAAAGAAAAAGACCCTCCTTCTTTGACAAGTAAAAAGAAAGAGGATATCTTTGATCCGGACAAGATTAACAACATGGCTAACTCAGACCTTGTAAGTCTTTTGCTTGAGTCAGTGGAAGAATATGTTGGAAGTTCTCAGCAAGCTGCTATCAAAGAGGTTTCAGGTGTGTTGGATAAAAAGTTCACGGAATTTGGAACCAAACAACAAAGGATGGAACAGTTTCTTGTGGAACAAGCCAAGAACACTGGTCTAATGCACATGAAAGAAAAGTTCTCAGACTTCGAGTACTACAAAGAAGATGTTATTGAAATAATGAACAAACAAGGGTTGAGCTACGAAGATGCTTATATCCTTGCAAAAGGAAGAAAATCAAAAGGTGCACCTCCACCAAACTCTTTTGAATCTGAACGACCTGGAGCAATGCCGGGGCGAGATCCTTTGGATCTTTCACGTAGAGCCTCGGACGAAGATGGACAAGAACGTCAGGGTCCTATGAGAGGAGACGTTCATCGTCGTCTAAAAGACATTGTTGAAAGGAAGACTGCTGAGAGATTTGGAGTGTGATCTTTTGTCTATTATCGTTTTATTTAACTAAACCATCTATTTGAAAGGACAGACAAAATGGCTCTTCCGACTTTACCAACGAAGACCGCCACGATTGACGATCAGTTCGTCGAATCTTGGTATGACATTCGTGCTGAGGCTGTTGACAACATCCTCGACGCGACTGTATTTTGGCTTGCCCTGCGTGAGATGGGATCATTAACTCCTCAATCTGGTGGTACACATATCACGCGTACCATCAAGTATGGGAAGAAAACCGGTCAAAACCTCTCTAAGGGAAAAGTGCTCTCACAGAGCGTCGCTAAGAGAGAGACAATGGCATTGTGGAACTGGGCGTACACAATCATTGACGTCAACAGATCGTTGATTGATGATCAGATCAACAGTGGTCCTACCAAGATCAAGGACTATGTTGCCAAGCGTTTGAATGGAGCCAACGAGGATCTCATTCAAAAGCTTGAGGATGATCTCTTTGCGTGGGCAGCTGCGGCTGATTCGCAGATGAATGGACTCATGGACATTGTTCCAGTGGGCACTGTGTCAAGCACCACTGGACTGCCGAATCTTGACATTACTCCGACGGGTGATGCACCTACACATGACGCAGGTAATTTTGGTAACATTTCAAGGACAAACAGCTGGTGGCAGATTGTTCGTCGCAAGGTCAGTGGGACGGACACGGCTGCATCAAGTCCTGAGGTGAACTTGTTATCAGACATGGATGACTTCTACAATCAGGTCGGCAACAATGTTCAATCACCGAATTTCATGATCTGTGATCGTGTCCTGTATCAGTACTACATGGAAGAAGCAAGTGACAGGATTCAAATGGTTCGCACAGCGTTTAACAATCTTGCTGCGGATCTTGGTTTTGAATCTGCCACGTTCAGAGGAAAACCGATTTCATGGTCGTCTAAACTCGATTCTACAAGCAAGATGTTCTTCTTGAACCTTGACTTCATTGAGGTTGTCTATGATCCTGGTTACTTCTTTGATGCTACTGAGTGGATGTACACGGCAAATCAGCTGGAACGTGTTATGTACATCTATAGCACAATGCAACTGATTACAGATCAGCCGCGTCGTCATGGAATGCTTGACTATAATTCAACCACTAAGGATGCATCCTAAGAAAGGAGGTAATTATTATGTCAGGTGAAAAATCAATGTGGATAACTGGGTTAACGGATGTTGAGACAACCGATCTTGAAGGTGTTGGTCGTATTCGTAGAGACGATGTTGGAAACGTGTATCGCTGGATTAAGAATACACATTCAACGACACTGTCTCAGTATGGAGCATGTTGTTACTATGGAGCCACGAGATCTCAGGTCTCTATTCCATCGTCTACTGCTACAGCTGTAACACATCTTACGAATCTTGCCGGTCTTTTGATGGCTGCTATTCCAACAGCTAACTTTGGTTGGATTCAGTGTAAAGGAATCGGTGTTGGTGTTATTGCAGCAAGTATTGCACGATCTGTTGGTGAGATCTTTGGTCCAGCAAATGCTGTTCAGACTCTCACAAGTGTTGCTGCAAGTGCTGTTGCATCAGACGCAGCTGTTCCTTTGCGAGGAAGCTTAATCACTGCTCCAGCATCAGCTGCGAGTTCGAGTGTTACATCAACCGCTTCTCTTGTTTTGGATTGCATGTTGTAAGTCAATCGTTGTGGAGGTGTTTAAAACGCATCTCCACAACACATTTTTCTTGGAGTGAAGAATGGATAAGAAAACAATTGCTCTTATGATTACATCCTATGGGCCTATAGATTCACAGGCTTATAGAAACCATGTTGGAACTTTTACAAAATGGGGACAAGATTTTAATCTTGCGATCTTTCACATAGGAGATGTGCAACAACATGAAGCGTTGAATCAAATGCTCGTAGAGGCTAAGAAGAAAGTGGACCCTGATTATTATTTCTTTGCTGAGCATGATAATTTATACGAGGCAGATACGCTTAACAGACTTGTTGAGGATGACAAGGACATCGTAACAGGTTATTATTGTTTCAGACATTGGCCTTTTTATCCCATTCCTCTTGAGAAGCTTGATGTGGAGAAGGATACTCTTACGAGGTTTGAATATGTTCCTGGCGGAAATGAGCATGCACTCTTGAAGTGTGTCGTAGGATGCTTTGGCTGTTGTCTCGTGAAAAAAGAAGTGTTTGGACATCTTCCTGAGAAGCCTTTTAAATATCAGTTTGTTGACAAGTTCGGAACGACGTTGTTGCCAGATGTATTGTTCTTTGATGATTGCATAAACAAAGGGTTTGAGGTGTTTGTCGATGGTGAGGTCACGGCGGCACATCTTGGAGAGCGTGTTAAAGTGACTCCTCAGAACTGGAGACTTTTACATGATATGTATTCTCTCATTTATCCTGAAAAGGTTGATCTCACAGAAGAGGCAAAGAAAATCGTACAAGATTCTTATATGGAATGGATCACTACTGTCAGAGAAAGATTGAGTGTAGAGCACTCATGAAAGGGGAATAAAAATGGCCGATAATTTGAACAAGGCTCCACATAATGATCAGCTTATGAAGAAAGCAATGACGGCTCTTGGAAAGAGATCATTACAACACCTCACACAGCGTTTATGGTATAGTGAAGGTGTTCCTGCTGTTGATGCTGGTTCTCAGGCGACATACCCTGTGGCGACTGGGGATTTTGCATATGATATCACAAACAATCATGTATATGTATGCACAGTGGCTCCGACCGCTGGAGTAGCCGCTACGTTTGTTAAGATGCATGCGTAATAAGGGGTGTTGTCATGGCACTTACAAGAGCTCAGATAAAAAGTAAGATCGCAAGTTACTCTGGAAAAGGAAACAAGGATACCTTTATAGAGGAGCAGTGTGATACTATTCTCAAAGGTGCAATGCTTAGGCATAACTTTGAGGAACAGAGGGACACATCTGATGTTGTTGGTGTTATCGACGAAACAAGCATAGCTGTCCCTTCTGGAGCAAAGAAGATTTTGTCAATCGTCGTGATCGACAGTTCCAACAGGGCAAGAGTTCTGAAGCTAAAGCCTGATAAGTGGTATGCAGATCACGTTGGATCTCCAGAAGCCAACTTGTCTGGATGGCCGGAGTATGCGTGTAGATTTTCTTCTACAATAGAGCTTGATCGTCCCATTAACGAGGCTTATACTTTTAGAGTTAGATACACGAAGTATGCAACCTTTACAACAGATGAAACAGAGTGCCCTGTTGACGTTCTTGACAATTTCCTCGTCTACTACATAACAGCTATGGTATATGCCATGTGCGAAAATCTTCCGATGGCACAGTTCTGGTTCACAAAAGCCATTGGGAGGAATATCGACGATGGAAATTGGGATGGAGGAGAGTTTGCTGCGGCTGTTAAAGCTGATGAGGAACTTTTGAATATTGATCATGATTTAAAAGACATGTTTCTTTTGAGAAACCGAAACGATGTCATAGTCACAGACGATGGTAGATTATGGCAATCACCTTAAAAAACACAAAGCTGTTAACAATGCTAACAGGAGTTTAAAATGGGAACTGCATGGAATCCAAACTCATATCCAGTGGATGGATTGCTTATAAAAAATATTCCTGTTACTTTTCGGCAAATTGAACAGGCATTGGAAGATATCAATAATCTTGAGCACACCACGTTGGCTGGAGATTATGGTGTGGGAGATTCCACGTACACTGGTGGAGTTCATAAGAATGGATCAGCTGTTGGCTATGAGGGAACGAGTGCTCCAAGTAATAGGCCAGATGCAGCTACCGCACTGGCGGACAACGCTTATGACAGAGGGCGTTTGTGGTTGGATGACAACTATGATCCTCCGGTGCTAAAGCGATGGGACGGCTCCGCTTGGGAAGTTCTTGGAAGATATCTCTTCGACGCGGCTTCATTAGAGCTTATTCTTCATAATGGTGTTGAAGAAGACGCTGATGGTGGAAGAGAATCTTTGATTCGATTCAAAGGTGAGCAGAGTGGAGGAGAGCTTTCAACTCTTGCCATTATAGAAGCAAGTCATGATGGAGCTTCTGACGATCAAAAAGGGCAGCTTGTTATAAAGGTTAATGATGGAGATGATAATGATGCTCCTTCTTTGACGGCTCTTGCTATTGACGCAGCGGCGGCAGTGACACTCGGAGGAGCTCTTGCTATAACAGGAGCAACCACTTTCAATGGGTCTGTGAACATGAATTCACAGACCATTACGAATGTTCCTGATGCAAGTGCTTCTGGACATCCTGTGCATTGGGGACAGTTTACAGATGTTTCTTCCAGAGATAACGACGTGGCGAGTCTTGTGATAACTAATGCTACATTCAAGATTCGTGTTTTTGATGCAACTATTGTTGGTAATGCTGTAAGTGATACGACAGATATAGCACATGGACTCACACGTTGTTTTGGTGCTGTGAGTCAAGTAAAAACCATTGTGGGATCAGAGGGACTTGATACGTATTCTATTAAGGTTGAATCTATTGATAATACAAATATTACCTTCAGAAATACAAACGCATTCAATGTCAATGTAAAAGTTATTGCAGTAGGACGCTAATAGATGCAGGAACTTCTAAAAGCAATTCCAATTTCTTCTCGAGGCATTAATAAGAAGGATCACCCTTCAATGCTTCCTGATGGATACTGTATCGACTGCTTCAACATGTTTGTCAGCAACTCAAAGGTTATCAAGCGTTTTGGATCTCAGAAAATAGGAAATACCCTGTACGGGACAGGTCTTGAGGCAATTCGTTTCATAGACGGTGGTGGAGATTCTTTTCATCTTGCCTTTACTGATTATTTCTGTTATAAATATGATTCTGCCAACAACTTCTGGAATAATATTTCAGAACAGGTTCTATTAGATGATTGTGAAGACACAACGAACTGGACGGCTGGATCCAATGTTGCTGTTGCACAAGAAGATACTACTGTTAGAATAGGTTCTTATAGTAATAAGATTACAACTTCTGCTGATATAACGGCGGCCAAGTTATTTGACATAGATCTCTCTGGGGATTCTTATGACTTGACAGCAGCAAGAGGAACTTATAACAACACAGATCTTAACGGCATAGGCTTTTGGATAAGAAGCAGTGTTGATATCGACGCAAGCGTGATAAAGATTACTCTCACAAACGACGCCGGTGGATCTCCAGCAACCTCTGATCTCTTGATCGACATAGCTCTTGTCGCAGATACTTGGACGTTTGTTTTTCTTTATGATGACTTTTCATCCTTTGATGATCTTGATACAATATGGTTTGGAACAGACACAGGTAAGACTATTGTAGATGGAACTGTTCTATACATTGACGATATAAAAGCTTATAGAGCCTTTGGGTCGTCCTCTGTTAGACCTACCAGGATCTCGTGGAGTTCTGCAATGGATAACGGAACACCTCCTTCTTGGGATTCTGCAACTGGCATTGTTGTGTCTGATCAAATAACTAATCCAACTTGCTGGGATGGTTCAGGAAACTTTGAAGAGTTTTACATAACAGACTTCTCTGGTTTCGTGTCAGTGGATGAAATTGACTTTCATGGAGATCACTTAATCTTTTATGCTTTCAACGATGGAACAGCAAGAAAAAAGCAGATGAAGTGGACAGATCAATTAAATATCTTTGGATCTGGTGCATGGGATTCTGGAACATATGGAGAAAAGTTTCTCGCTCTTTTGAGAGGCTCTATTCTAAGATCCATTCCTCTTGGAAATCTTAGAGTTCTATATGCCTCTGACAGTGTTGCCTTTCAGACATATCTTGGAGGAGTTTTAATATATGGACATGATTCTGCTCTAAACGAGATTGGTTTAATATCTGCAAAGGCTGTTGATTCCATGATTGGAAGACACTTGTTCATGGGATCGGATGCAAAGATTTACTCTTTTAATGGATCTGATTTTCCTGAGTATCTCAATGACGTGATTGATTCTTTTTTAAGATCGTCTATAGCATTTTCTCAAAAAGACAATATCGTCTTTGGTTTTGATAAGCTTAACAAAAGGCTCTATTGCTTCTATCCAGCAGTTGCTGGAGGTGATACATACGCTCAATCATACTTCTCCTTAAACCTTTCACAGAATCCTCCAGCCTGGGAACGAGGAAGATTTGGTTATCCTGTCACTGACCTATCAGAGTTTAAGAATGAAATCGAATATGCTTGTAACTCTGAATGGGTAGGAGACGCTGCTTGTGATGATGATCCTTATGCAGAGCTTGCATGTAATGCTGTTGGCTACGATGGTTCCTATCCATTTCCCTGTGTGATAAGTTCTGATGGAAATGTGTACATGCTTGACGAAAATACAGGGATGGATGATACAACTGAGATAGAATGTTTTCTTGAGACAGGCGATTTTGTTGTAAGCAAAGGAAGCGATCTTCAACAGTTTAGATGTAATTCGCTTTCGTTTAATGCTGCTAATGTTAGAAAGCCCACAACGACTGTCGAGGTCACAGTGGAATTTTCTGTTGATCGTGGAGTAACATGGACAGCAGTGGATGACAGCCCTGTTACAATCTCTTTTGACTGGACAGAATATACTGTTGAGGTTGATGACGAGAATCTTTACAGAAACATCAGATTTCGTTTTTCTAATACCTCTGATGGCGATCTTCAGATAAGTGATATTGCAGTGCATTATGTTCCAGGAACAGTTAGGGATTAAAAGATGCCGTCCTCATCTGAGCTCGATAGAATGGAACAGAAGTCTTATCTTCTTGACTTTGACGTCAAGAACTTGAAGGCTGCTCTTTATTCTATCGACAAGGTTATTCAACAGCTTATGAGAGGCGACTTCATAGTAGAGGGATCTTTATACATCAACAATAATTTATACGTTATAGATGGAGCTTATTACATTGCAGAAAGTACAATTACTCCAGAAGATCCTCCTTCAAAGTGTTGTGTGATATGGTTGAACAGTTCTGGTGAGCTGGAGATTAAATACAATGATGGAACAAACATTAAGTCAGGTAGCTTGTCGTTCTGAGATCAAGACTTATCTTTCCATCAATCCTACGATTGTTTGGAGAATAGCGGATCTTTTGAGAGAGACTCCAACGTATTCGAGAATGTTCCAGGTTCATCAAATGTTGACGCTGTTGATAGAGACTCCTAACAAGTGCTTCTTATGTGTTTCAGAAAAGAATGATGAAATCATTGGATTCTTTTTTGCTTATATAAAAGACGGAAGAAACTTTTCATGGGTTGAGACAGCCTGGGCGTCACCAAAGCTTCCGCATTGTTGTGTCAAGATGGTGTGGGAAATGTTCGTAGACTGGTCTCTAAGAAAAGAAAAGCATTACGTGAGAACTGCAACAGATCGTCCTGAGGCAATGTGCAGAGCGTATGACTTTAAGCCTATTAGGACAATTCTGGAAAAGGAGATATAAAATGTGGCTTTTAAAAAGTATAGTCGTAGATTACGAAACAGGAAGAGGTCACCTCTCAAATGACTTTCATGCTCGATACGATGATGGAGGAGAGGTGGAACAAGAATCGAGATTCACAGGATCACAAACAAAGCTTTTTGATCAGGTTGCAAAGTACATAGGAGAAAGACTTCCTGGAGGTGCTACTGAGTATACAGGAAAAACTCTTGCTGATATTCCACAGGAGTTCTTGGACGCTGTTGAGAGTTACAAGAGCTTCTCCTCTGGTGTTGACAATAATCTAATGTCTGCTGTTAATCAGATGCTATCAATGAAACCTGCTTTTTCGTATAATGAAAAAGAGTCTGCTGATTATTGGAACACAGCCTTCGCAACTCCTGCTCTTGCCACTTGGGAGAGTCAGGTTAGACCAACGCTGGAAGAAGGGTTCTCTGGAAACATGTTCAACACTCGAGCTATACAGGCTGTTGCAAAAGAGAAGAGTGACTTTTACGGATCTACAATTCTTCCAGCTCTCTACAGTGGTCAGATGGCCGATAGACAAGCTGGAATAACGTCTCTTGAGAATGCTTTCAATCGAGGATACTCAATGTCCACTGCTCTTCCGTCTATCAAGAGCGGTCTCTTCGCCTCTGACAATCTTGTATCCAGTAGTATACAGCAGCAGGAACAGGCTAAGCTCACGGATACTTATAATAGATTCCTTAGAGGAACGGATGAAAATAACCCCTGGGTCCAAATGGCTCTTTCATTGTCTACAGGAGCACAACCTGTTTATGATAACTACGTGCAACAAGGAACAGATTGGCTCGGTGCTGGCATACAGGGGCTTGTGACTGCAGCTGCTCTTGGAGCTACAGGTGGCACTTCTAAGACATAAGGAGAAACTAAAATGGCTATAACAGTAATTCCAGCTCCAAGACAACCTGATCTTGGATTCGATAACTTAATGCAGATCTTTTCTTTGAGTAGAAAGATTACTGCAGATAGAGAAATGCAAGCAGAGGAGATTAAGCATCGAGAAGCTCTTGACGCTAAGCTTGATCCGGTGAGACAAGCTCAGACAAGACATTATGATGCTCTATCCTTTTACTACAACAATATTAAGCCTATTCAGGATGAGATGGATGCAAAGAGAGCTCAGACTGTTGAGATGACAAACAAGGCTAAAGCTATGGATGCTACAGGGGATAGCCTTCGTCTTATTGATCCTGTTCTATCTGCACAAGCTAAAAGAGACGCTGCAAGTTTGTACGCTCAAATAGCAGGTTACGATCCTAATCAGGTGTCAAGCAAGATGGCTCTTGATCAGATAACAGCCTTTTCACAGAAGGATAACTTGATGCAGGAAATGGAAGAGCTCAAGAAAATGACAGGAATGCTTGATGATGAAGGAGGAGCAGCTTTTGATGCAGAGAACGTGAACAAGGTCTTTCGCATGTATCAAATGACGTCAGGCACCATTGACGGTGAAGGAGGAAAGACTGCAAAGCCAGCTGATCTTCTTTTCCTTGATTACCTAAAACAGAATCCGGATTATCTCAACATCTTGAGAGACGTTCGAGTGGGAGATGATCCTAAAAGAATAACTGCTAATCCTTTGACATGGTTCAATGGAGGCAATCAGGCACCAACGCTTACAGAGATCATTCTAAGCGGTCAAAGTTCGTTCTCAGATCTTGTTATAAAGAATAGTGATATTGCTAATGAACTTTACAAAATTGCCGAGAAACAAGGTTCCTCTGGAGAGCTGTTAAAGGTTGCTCTTGACAAAGCGAGGGGAATGAAAAATCTACAAAACAAAATAGAGGAAAAGATAAAGAGTGAAACAGCTCCTCTGACACTTGAACAGGAAAAGAAAAAGTTACTCGATGCTGGTATTGGAAGATAAGGATATCACATGGGTTTGATCCTTGACGACTATAGAGAGTTTGATGACTATAATAGCATGTCGGATGCTGAGATTGCTGCACGCGTGTATGCAAACAAAGCCGCTCCAATAGGCATTAGTCTCGACACGTTCTTAAAAAGTTTTGAGGCATCTCATACGAGAGAAGATGTTCTGACAATGTTTGATAAGAGCATACAGGACGCTCCTCCTTTGTCTCTGCCAGAAAAGAGACAGGCGGCAGAGAGTATGTTCGAAGAGTACGCTGCACATGTCAGAAGAACAGAAGCTTTTGATTCATCTCCAACAATCGAGGAAGAACAAGAGCCTCTTATGAGAGAACAACAAGAAAGAGCAGACAAGTTCTTTCCTCAACACTTCTCGGATATGCAAGTACTTCCTCCCACTGTTGATGCCGAGGAAGAACCTCTTGAGCCTTTGTCTTATGACGAATGGAGAAGGAGACAAGACTTTTATCCTCGAGGTCTTCTCGAAGGAATGATAGATCCTCCTGAAAGAGAGCTTGAGAAGCTTAGAGAACAAATAATCACAGACTTCAGGAACGGTCTTGAGAATCCTGAATATTATAAAAAAGCTTTTGTTGAGGCAAGTGTTAAACGTCAGGTTGAGGACGCGGAGACAAGAGCTTCTGTCATAGAAATGCGAAAGAGTGCTGAAGAGGTTGCGGATAAGTTCTTTGTTCCTTATGGAGAGAGCAAAGTTACTCGTTGGGGAACGTCAGCGGTTGGAAATATAATGTCATCTCTTCACAACGTCGAAGGTCTTGTGTATGATATAGGGGCATGGAACGCAAAACACTCTATCGGAAAGACAGAGGAAGATGTTGCATATCAAAAGGAGCTTGCAGAAAATGCAAGGAAGCTTGCTCGAGCTTATCACACTGCTTCTCAAGACGTTGATCTTGTAGCAATTCCTGAAACTTTTGGAGGTAATATAACACAGCTTGGAATAGGAACAGCACCTTTGATCGGAGCTTCTATTGCCGCTTCTGCTGTAGCTGGTCCTGTTGGGGCTTTCTCTGTTGTCATGGCCCAGGGATGGGATTCAATGAAGAATACCCTGATGGACAAGGGATATGACGAGGAAGAGGCAAGTAGAATAGCAGCTCTTGCATCTGTTCCATATGCCGCCGTCGAGTTTGCAACAGGAGGCGGTGGTAAGTACACAAAGGCAGGCGTTCTTGAAAAGATCCTAAAAGAAGGTGGAGGTAAGACTGTTACCAAGAGACTCTTGAAAACAGCAGCCGGTGAGGTCATAGAGGAACTTGCTCAATATGGAATAGAACAATCTGTTTACAAGGAGGATATCAGTGTTGACGACATGGTAGAGATTGGTCTTTCCACTATTCCAATAGCTCTTTTCTTTGAAGGAACCGTCGGAACAGTTTCTTCTAAAATGATGAAAACTCGTCTCGTAGACGCTCTTCGTGAAGATTATCCAGAAGCGTCTAAAGTTAATCTTAACAAAGCTGCTGACGCTGCAATGTATGGTGCAAAGCCTGAGCAGATTAAGCAGGTTGTGGAAGGGAAAGAGATCACAGATGTTGACGTAAATGAATCCACAGAGAAGAAGCTTGAGATAATAAATCAAGGAAAGAATAAGCTTGAGCAGATAAGGCTGAAGACAATAGAATCTGCTGCAACAAAGACAAAACAGGAAAGAGCAAAGAAAGCTGCAGAGAAGGGAGTCGTCTCTCAAGAAGAGAAGAAGAATATAAAAGCCGGAAGCAAGACAGATGAAGCTTTGAACATGGAGTTCTTCAATGCTGGAAGCGATCCTGTTGCACCAGCAAAAGCGAATCTTGAGCCTACTGGTTCGGCTGGAATAGGTGCTGTTGATATCACCAATCTAACTGCTCCAGATGTTCATCTTGTTCAAGCTGTTCTCTTGGATCAGACCCTTCGTTTGCTCTACGATCTTTCCCACGGGCTAAAGGGTTTTATTCTGAACAAAATGCAAGCAGGAGCTAATAGGCTTCAGACTGCTTTTGAACAGGCTAAAGTACAAGGTCTTATCACAGATGAATCGACACAAGAGAATCCTGTTCTTACAGAAAAAGGAGCTCGCATTGGAGACTCTTTAAACATCTCCTTCTATAAGAAGCAGTCACGTCTTGTTACCGGTCAACAGGAAGCGTCAAGAGAAAATCTTAGAAACTTCAATACGTGGATGCAGGATAATCCAAAGGCATCTGTTAATGAAACGATAGATCAACTCTATGCGAATAATATTATAAATGGTAATGAAAGAGATCTATGGTGGGATGTGAGAGACATTCTTCCAGAGAGCTTTTTTAACAATACTATCTTTATCACGAAAGAACAGACTATTTCCTCAGCTGGTCCACATGTTGCTGGAAACTATGACTATAATGCAGAGATTGATAGTGTCGGAGAGTTTCCAGACGTCATAGGTCTATATCACGCAAGAGATCCTTTTACGTTTATCCACGAGCTTGGACACAAAGGAATGTTTCGTTTGTTATCAGAAGCAGATATTGATGAACTAAGGAGTATTTATCGAAACGGTCCCGCTCATCAACTATATCAAGAAGCAAAAGGTGTTGATCCTACGATCTTGTATGAAAACAGCTTTGTAGAATGGTTCGCAGAAAACTTTCATAATTATGTGATCAACAAGCTGAGTGATACAAGGATGGAGAATATTTTTCAAAGGCTCAAAAGAAAGCTTTCTGAGCTCTGGAACAGAATACGCGAGAGGTCAACTAAAGATGAAATCGCACTCTTCGACTTCTTTGATAAATGGCTTGATAGTGGAGCTCCTCCCCAGAGCTACGAGGCTTTTGCAAAGGCTCAGGAAACAAGACAAACGAGTCACGACTTCTTTGCAAAATATGCTCAACAAGGGAGTGGAGATAAGGATCATATTCCTCTCTCCGATCAAGGTTTCTTTCAGTTTATGTATGATAAAATGTCTTATGACAAGCTTCTTGAGATGGCTGATACTGGTGATCTTGAGGCTCAGAAAGAGCTTGACAATCGCATCTCGAAGAAAGATCCTCAGAAGATATCAAAGGAAAGAAGTGATAAGCTTAAGAATGCTCACAAGGAGGAGAGAAAAGCTAAACTGTCTCCAGGAGAGCTAAAGCTTGTAAAACAGAGACTGTTTGGAAAAGACTCTATGCGATGGCTTACTGACGAGGAGATAGATCAGTATGCAGAAGAAGTTCGCAGGGTCGGAGATCTTGTCGAAGATCCAAGATTTGTTTTTGACTCTTTGTCCAATGATCTAATGCTCTCTTCTCAAGATAAGTCAAGGCTTATTAACAGTGCTGAGGGAGATTATCGAGCAGCTTCCATTGTTCTTAAAAAGCGTTATCTTGATGGTGGGTATACAACGAAAGATAAGCAGGTGAGACAGAGGCTCATTGATCGGGATCGTGAATGGATAAAGCGTGTTTCCAAGAGACTCTCTGAAGATGAAAAGAGAATAGAAAAACAGAAACAGAGGAAGGATGTAACAAATGATCTTGCAAATATTCGTTACATGGCAGCAGAGATGGAAGTCTTAACTGGTCTTCCCTTTTATACGACAATAGAAAGCATAGAAAATGGAGCGACGTATGGAGAACATGAGGCTTATGGTATTGTTACAAATGTTCTTAAGAGGCCCGGTAGAATTACTGGTAAGAGCATGTCTCTTCTTGATCTTGCTTCCAAGAAAGTTCAGACACCATTGATCAATGAAGCTCTTTATGAGCAGGATGAAGCACTTAGAAAAAAGATTGTTTCTAAGATGACTCCTTTTCAGCAAGATCTTTATTATAAGATGTATGAGATCCTACAGGGTCCATCTGCTAATGCAATAAGGGAACTTCGTTGGTGGAGATGGAACAGAGCTTTGCTAATGGCTGAGACACATCCAGACAATAGAGTAAGAGCTTCTTTCAAGAAGGAGGCTAATCAGCTTCAACCTAAAGGACTGAAGAAGGATGAACTTGATAGAATCTTGAAAGAAGGAAGAGATGCTTATGAAAAAGGAAAGCTTCGAGATTGGATATCAAGAGAGACCTTTGGGACAAAGGAATATTATTTTACCTCAGAGGCTTCTCAAGCAACGCTCTTAGCGTCCATTCTTTCTCCCACTGAGCTTAACACTGTCGTAGGGAAAACTCCTCTTCTTGATGAGACAAAGATATCTGAGATATATACAAGGAATGCACAGACGAAAGAGGCTCAAAGACCTGTTATTCAGGCTGTTCTTACGCACCTGAAAAAGTCGCTCATCGCAAATGAGATAAAGGAAAATTTCATCAGGTTACAGGCTATATCATACGAGGCCGGTCTTACAAAGACTGACGTTGATAGACTTTCACAATGGAGCAATAATCTAATAGGTAATAGCTCTGACATCTCAGGAACTTTTCTTCGCATAGCTGAGGGTGTCAATAAACTGTTCTGGAGATCTTTTCCTTTGCAAATAAAGAAGGCTGCTCACTTCTTTGTGAGAAACGTTTTGCAGCCCCTGTACATTGCCGGACACCTCTCAAAGGAGGAACTTCTTAGAGCTGGTGTTCGTGTTCTCAGTGGAAAGGGAAATCCTTTCCTCTCGAAAGCAATGAATGAAAACTGGATGTACATTACACAAAAGAATAGTATGAGGAATGAGTTCATGCTTCTTCGAGAGGCGAGTCTTGGGCATGAGTTCGGAGCAATGGGAACTTTTAAGTCGATGGGATCTCTCATGCTCGACAAGGCTGGGACCATCATAACTGTCTCTGATGATATAGATCGCAGAATAGCTTTTCCTGTTTTCCACGAAGCTGCTTATAGAAACGCAGATGAGTATAAGAATAAGACCCATGATTATAATCGTCTAAGAAACAGGCTCAAGCTTGATAATCTTAATGAGGTTCAGATCAACCAGCTTGAGAGACTTCTCGTGGACAACGATCTTGAGCAGTTTTCTTATCTCTTCGCGAAGTATAAGACAGAGAATATATTCTTCAAATACTCTCGAGGAGCAAGAAGCTTCTTTGAACAAAGTAGAGCAGGAAGATTGTTATCAGGCCTCATAGTTTATCCTCGAGGAATGGTGGATCAAATTGTACAAAACACTGCAAAGCCTTTTGGAAGAGGTGTTAAAAGAGGAGATGCTCTTACTATATATCAGGGACTCACAACAGCCGCTGGTCTTTTCATTGGTCTTAGACTGGCACATGAAATTTCTCGTTTTCTAATGGGGGATCGAGATCCAGAAGATTATGCACTTGAATCCACTGTCGTAGGATACACGCCTCTAAGCATAGGATTCTCTAAGGCAATGGAGACATGGGAGTTTATTACTAACGACATCGCTGATACGATAGAGCGGAATGGTCTAAGCGTTGAAACTGCTCACAAGATTGCAGAAGGTGTTGATAAGACAATGTTAGAATGGTGGATTCCTCTTGTTGATGTCTATGTCTCGATGTACGAGAATATGAACGATACATCGCATGAGAATTTTTACAATGCTTTGTTAAGCGATCTCAATAGAGATTATGAAAGAACACATGGAAAGCCTTTTAACACAGATAGAACAATGCTTGAGAAGTTTCAGCATGTTGTCTTTGGTTCTTATGAGGAGGAAAAGGATAGATATAAAGAGATGTCGGACTATACAACACCAGAATTGTTTCAAAGATTTTTAACAGGAAAAAGGGCAGAAAGATAATCGTTTGAAAGGATAGGATTATGAAAAAGATTGTAATGTTATTACTCATACTGGCGTCCACGTGTTTGGGCGACGTTGTTATTCCGAGGCGGTCGACGTCATACCCTGTACCTCGACTTGGCCCGTATGTCATGGTAGCGGCCAGCGATTCGGCCCAGGAATACAGGAGCATATCCGATTTTTCGTGTGATGGCACGGATGACCATGTACAAATTAATTTGGCACTGGCAGCGTCGGATAACATTGTACTTGCTCCTGGGACCTATTCGATTTCCAATGCTAACACTGGTCTAACCGTTGATTCTGGAGACCATGTTAACGGCTATGGAGCCATCATCCAGTTTGCGGCGAGCAGTGATGCCGTTGTAAAAGGGTTTACAGGGACAAATGTCACTGATGTCACCATAGAGGGTGTAACAATCGATGGCAATATGTCAAATCAAACCGGCACGGGTAATTTTCATTATGGCATGAATTTTATAACAACATGTCATCGGATCAGGATCTTAAACTGTAGGATCTATAATGTCGGAAACGCCGACGCACAAAGCGGGTACGGCATCTATTTTAACGACGTGGAACAAGGAATCATAGAAGGCTGTTATTTTTCGGGAAATAAGCGTGAGGATACAGTTTTCTATAATGGATCTAATCAATGTACACTCTCGCTTTGCACCTCATATTCTGCCGCTGATAGAAGCTATGTTTTACATGATTCAGACCATTGCACGATAAGCGCATGTAAGTCCGTTTCTCCTGGTGTTAATGGCCTGGACATCTCAAATTCCGATTATTGTGTCATAGATACATGTACAATATATCAAAGCGGTGGCATTGCGATCGACGTCGCCGATACGGTCGGATTACAGATCGGAGATACAAAGGTATATGATCCTACCGGGTATGGAGTGGCTATAGGCACGGATTGTGATTATGCGAGCATTGATAACTGTACGATCTATAGTAGTGCCAGTCGTGCTATCTACATAACTGCCGCTGATTATACTCGTATTACGGATTGTACCATCTATGATAATGAAGCGGGTATCTATGTCAGCGGTCCATATACTTCCGTGTCAGGCTGTCTGTTGTTAAACAATGGAGGTGCGGGAAGCGGGACGGATAATGGAATTACGGTGGGCAGCAGCGGGGATAACTCCTTCCTCGCCGATAACTATTTCGCGTCGGGGACGGATCAGGTGTACGGGATTCGCATTCTGTCAGGGGGCGATAATTGCTATATTAAAGATAACTATCTTGTCGGAGCCGGCACGTCGGCCAATCTCAACGATGCCGCGGCCGGTACACGCTATGAAGGGAATCTGGGCTATTTTGACCGTGCCAAAACGATCGCCGCCGATGATACCACGCCCGATGTCTCATCTGGTAACATATTTATTACATCAGCCAATAGCGGGGCAACGACGATCACAGATCTGTCCAACCCTTATGTCGGACAGATCATAACGATTATCGGCGGCAGCAACACCAGCAGCTCTACCATCGCAGATTCAGGTAACTTTAACCTGTCAGCGGCATGGACCGCTTCGCTGGATGATGTGCTTGTATTGTATGTCCAGGCGGATAATGACTATATCGAATTGAGCCGGGTTGACAATTAACCATTATTATAGGCCGCAAGGGTGCGAACCTGACCGGCCTTTTTATTTCTCAGTCGACATCCAGTTCTCGACTTCCGCACTTAGGACATACGGCGTTCGCTTTGTCCCTTTCCCATTGCTTGCTGGTTACCCACTTCATATTTCGTATATTGTCTGCATATTTCTCAAACTCGCGGGCAATCACCTCACGCAGCGTAAGGTTTCCATTCTCTGCAATAAAAGATGCACAATTTGTAAATGGCGCATCGATGTCTCTGTTGCACAGGTCTGACATCCAGTCTTTCAGTGAATTGACCGGATTATAATAATCGACACTGTAGAAATCGTCCTGTTCCCAACCACATGAATGACAATGCAGGTATGCCATAATAGTCCTTTCTATGTTTCGTTGTTAAACCATATTTTTATGTTTATCATCTTCCCATTGCACACAGATTCCTCCACAATCCGGACATCGTGATCCTAATATCTTTGGAGCGTTGGAGTGGTCACAGATTTTTAAAGGGCATAGGTTGTGTTCGGTTTGACTAAACTCAGCTGGAAGTTCTTTTAATTTAACAGGACTGTCTCTCATCCAATGACATGCCGGACAGTGCGGAAGCACATCTTTTGGGACAAGAAAGACGGTCCCACAGGAGCAGTGCTTGTATATATTAAATTTACTGAGGTCCAATTTTATCATGTTCATTCTCCTCAAACTTAAAATTATTCCATTTTAAAACTGCCTCATCTCTTGTATAGGCTTTGGCTCTTATTCCACACTTCAAACATTTTATTGTCCACACAGTACCCATCTGTAAGATCGGATCTTTTGCATCATGAAATGTATCAACTGATATATTATAATGAGGTGATCCACAAAACTGACAATGTTTCATCTCAATGTTTTTCACAGGTCCATACGTTCCATCCCCTCCACATTTCCCGCAATCCGGGTTTGGACCATGTTCGTCCACACAATCACATTTAGGGTATTCTTCGATTGTCATATGTTATTCTCCTAACAATATAATCAATTGCATGTATAACCCCTTTTGTTCAAGAGACCAGTTATTTGGATCAACAGATGTTTCTCTAATAACAGGCTGAGGTGGAACGTTCGGTTCAACAGGAACATATGATCCTGCAATACCACCTGTTGGATAACGCCTTGAGAGTATCGCAAAGTCCAAAAGGTCTACCCGTTGATCGTGGTTGATGTCTCCCATCTGCAGTGGGTAACTCGGCCACGGTCCAGGCTTAATACCTCGTACTCCAACAGCTTTTGGATCATGTTTCCACGTCCACCATTGTGAAAGTATTCCTACGCCGACCCTGCCAGTGTACTGTTCATATTTCTTAATCAACAATGAGATCGTATTCGGATCTTTAACAACTGCATTATAGGTCATTTCAGGGGATGGATATAGACTTGATATTAAAATCACTATTATGTAGATCACGTGCAATCTCTTTCTCTAAAAGCCATACAATCTTTGGCCATGAGTCTCCATGCTTCTTGAAGTTCTGTTCCTAAGGACATTTTCTCTGAAGATTTCTTTCTGATGTCGATACGAGTATGTATTTCAAAACCGAGTCTGTATGAACATGTATCAAAAAGATTGCATATGTCACAAGACTTTTCTGCTCTTTTTAGTATTTCTTTTGTTTCCTCCCTCTCTTCATAATGTTTGCAAGACTCAGCTATTACAATACGAATCTTTTCAAGAGGCCATATCTCCCCCTCTGATGATTCAAGAAAATAGATTGACTTGGATTCAAAACTTTGCATTAGATTACACACTAAAAGGTGTATGCACGTATTACATGACCTATTCACAATCATTCTCCTTTTGTCAAATCCTGTTAACATTCTTAACAGCTTTTGTTTTTTTTCTACAAGGTCACCGCAGATTCTGATTGACAACGTGGACATGTTGTTCCATATTCTGTCTTCGTTTCGCTCCATGTGAAACCGCATTTTGTGCACTTGAATGGTGATATCATTATTCCGTTTTTCGTCATTTCCAAAAGCCCCTGAATCGCTCCTTTTATATTAGGCGGTTGCCAGCTCGTTGGCTTTAGTTTTTTGCCGTCCGCCCGTACAGGCCCCCCTATTTTGGCCATATTAGC